GGTCCCTTTCGAGGCGGAATGCACTTGGCAGATGGGCGATTCCATCGACTACCGACTGGACGGCGAATCTACGTCGCGCCGCCTGAACAACTTCCACCAGCATTGGGAAAAGGTCGAGGTGATCCGATGACGTGCAATCACGAATGGGGTGGCGTTGTTATCCCTGGCCCGGTCAACCGCATCGTCATTGACCAGTGCGAGAGCTGCGGGGAATTGCGACTGCCTGACGCCGCCCCGCCCGCGCAGGCCGTGGACCTGGGGCAATTCCGGGAGCTGGTGACCACGCTTGTCGACCGGTGCGGTGACGATCTTCCCACCGAACAGTTCACACTCGCAGGCCGATTGCTCAACCTGATCGACGGCAAGGCGTGACAACGCACCTCACGCTGCCCTGGCCGCCAAGTCTGAATCGGATTTGGCGCACCGTGGGCGGCAAGATCCTGTTGTCCATGATCGCCCGCAAGTACAAACGGGCGGCCGCGGCCGCCCTACCGGTCGGCCGCGTACCGCCGCCCCTGTCGGGGCGGCTTCTGGTCTGGATGACCCTTCATCCGCCGCTAAAGCTGGCCGGCGCACGCTGGGACATTGCCAACCGCGAAAAGCTGATGATAGACACGCTGACCGAGCAACGCGTCTGGCTGGACGATTCGCAGATCGATGCGATGGTCATCCTACGCGGCGAACCTTCGGGCGCCGGTCGTGTCGAACTGACGATCCACACCCTCGAACCTGGAGCGCCGCCGCTGTGACCAACGAATTCAACCGCCACGCTTCGGCGCAGATGGCCTTCATGCAGGCCCTGCGCCGTCACCGCTTGGACCTGGTGGAGGCGTTGCGCAGTCGTACCATGATGATCGACATTGACGCGTCTGTTCGCACCTTGGTCCGCCTGGCACGTGTGTTGCCGGACAAGCCGGGCCTGGCCGCGTTCGAAACGGCCGTTCGACCTTCACTAGCTGCCTACGTCAGTGCTACGCCGCGAGCGGCGCACAGCGTGATGCTGGCTGATGCGCAGTTCCTGCTCGACCACTTTGATCGCTTCACGGAAGTTCCCTTGACAGTGCACCCAGTTAAGCGTGTGGTAAGCTGGGCGCGCCGCAAGTTGCGCGGCGCGGCCAAGGAACCCGGAGATGTCGACTGAAACCGCCGCCATTGGCCTGGGCTTCCCGGCTGCCATTGCACTAGCCATCGAGCAGGGCTGTATCCGCTACGGCTTGACGTCGCCGCTGGAGAAGGCGCACTTCCTCGCGCAGGTCGCCCACGAGTCACGCTCCGGACTGTGGATGCAGGAACTGGCCTCGGGCCAGGCGTATGAAGGCCGCAAGGATCTCGGTAACACGCAACCGGGCGACGGCCGACGATTCAAGGGTCATGGCCTGATCCAGGTTACTGGCCGAACCAACCACACACGCTACAGCCAGTGGAAGTACGGCGACGACCGCGCGGTGCGCGATCCGCTGATGCTGACCCGACTGCCCGACGCTGTTGATGCCGCGTTCTGGTATTGGACCGTCGAGCGCCCGAAGCTCAAGAAGCTCGCCCTGGCCGACGACGTGGTCGGCGTGACGCGCGCCATCAACGGCGGCACCAATGGCCTTGACGACCGCAAGGCGAAGCTGGCCAAGGCCAAGCAGTTGCTGGGGCTGCTGGCATGACGTTCGCGACCCGAAACATTGGCGCAGCGCGCGTTGGCATCGCCCTGATCGTGCTGGTGCTGTACGGCGTCGCCGTGGCCGTGCTGGTGAACGTGGAGATCCCGCCGGCCAACAAGGAGGTGTTGATGCTGCTGCTGGGCAACCTCGGCCCGCTGCTTGGCGCCATCGGCAGCCACTACTTCAACACGAATCGTCGGGGCTCCAGTGGCGCCTGAGCAAGAAGCGGCCGACGCGCTGCAAACCGAACTGGAAGCTGTACGGGTGCAGGCCTGCGCCGAGGCGACCGCGCACCTGATGGTATTCTGGCCACGCGCGGAGTTCCCGCGCCGTGGCCCCGACAACGTTCTGCGCCTGGGCTACGGACGCGCTATCGAGCGCATTTCACAGCCGGAGAGCGTTGCACGCATGGCCCTGGAAGCGGACATCGACCGAGTCAGCAAGACGTTGGAACGTCGCGTATTCATGCTGATGGCACACCAGCCCAACTGCGGCAAGAAAGTCGGCTTCCTGTACGCCGTGGCCGACATCATCGGTGTGGACCGCATTCGCGACTGGAACGAGTTGTGGACGGCCGCAGGCCGTGGCGACTGGCAGACCGTGTGCCTGTACCTGTTGGCCCTGAACTGGGAAGCGTTGGACGGTGCGCAGGTCGACCGGCGGATGGCCGCCGGAAACCTGATATTCGGACTGCGCGACGCATAGAAGAAACCCGCCGAAAGGCGGGTTTCTTACATCAGGCGTACTCTTCGATGATGACGATACCTGGTGCGCCGCGGCCGCCCAGGAATGCAGAACCGCTGGGACTGGTGGCCGCACCGGCACCGCTCGCGCCATAGCCGGTTGCGTTGCCGCCTGCCGAGTTGTTGGTGTTGTTGCCGCCGCAACCGTACGGCGTGCTGGCGCCTTGTCCGGACACCGCAACACCGGCGAAGGCGTAGCCAAGCAGTCCAGGTTGCCCGCCCGAGGTGAAGCCCGACGCGGCGCCCGTAATCGTTGCCAGGGTGCCGGCACCACCCTGTGCGGCAAAGAAGAACGGTGCGGCCGTTGACGCGGCCACAACCTGGCCACCACGACCGCCCGGCGCGGTGCCCAACGTGCCAACCACCGTATCTCCGCCGTTACCGCCGGCGGTGTTTGCAATCGGCAGACCGGCTGCACCGATGGTGATGGCGATCGGGGTTCCCGGGGTAAACCCGGCGGTCCAGTACCCTTCGAACTGACCCGCAGAGCCGCCTGCGCTTGCCGTGGCCACGGTGCTGCCGTCGGTGGAAGGCACACTGCCGCCTGCGCCACCGCCACCGACGGCGCGCACACGCAGTCCGCGCGTGACTGCCAACGGCGTGAAGTTCCCCGACGCGGTGAGGGTCGTGGAACGCAGAAGACGGCCGCCCATCTGATCCAGCGTCACGGCCTGGCTGCCGCTCGTCGCGGGGGCGATGTTTGGCGCGGACAAGCTGCAGTTGGTTCCGTCGCAGGTTATGGGAGTCGGTGCGCCGTTCTGCGGAATGGCCGCAGCGGATCCGGATGCAGTGCGCACGGAGACAGAGAACGCGCCCGAGGTGTTGTTGTAGAGGGTCCAGCCGTACACCCAAGCGGGGACGATCAGCACCAAGTTGCTGGTCAGCGTGCCGGTCACGGTGATGACCGTCTTGGCAGCCTGAGCCGGCGTCAAGGTGACGTTACCGCCAGTCTGCCCGGTCAAGGCGGTCGCACCGTAGTGGTAACCCGGCACCCAGCCAGTGCCGGACGTGTCCGGATTTGCCAGGTTGTCGTTGCTGGTGGAGTACCACTCGCCGCGGCCGTCTGCTGCGGGCAGATTCGAGCCGAGCGGGTAGCCACCAATGTTGGTGTCGGACGCAAACGCGTTGTCGAACGGGAAGCGGCCGCCGGCCAGGGACCACAGGATGGGGCCCGCTAGCTGGTTGAGTGCGCCGTTCATGTCCGCTTTCTGCGGGGGCACGCCGCCGGCTTCGGGCGGTAGGCCGGTGCGTGGCGGGAATCCCTGGGACTGGGACGCGCGGGTGTCGTCTGCGCTGGTCGGCGGAATGGTCGCCTTCGAGGCGTCGTTCTGCGCAAACGGAATGACGTACTTCGGGGGTTGGTTGGACTGCTGCATGGTCGCCTCGGTCAGGGGTTGTAGAACGGGCCTTGGTCAAACCCGGTCACGTATTCAGGATTGGCGCCTGCATTCATGCCGGCATAGCCAAACGGCGCAAAGGTCAGAGTTTTGTAAATATACTGTACCGTAGTCCCGGCCGGCTGCGGGAATATCCCCGACTCGATGATCGCCCGCTCGACGCTGGTCGGGAAGAAGTTGAAGGTGTATCCGATGTGCATCGGGTTGTCCGGATCGTACCCGACGTATGACGGCCCGCGGTCGCCGAACATCTGGCGCATCAGGGCATTGATCGACGGGCAGTCACAGCTGGCGATGTTGGCCGCGGCCTTGATCAGCAGCAGCTTACGATAGTCCTCGTCCTGCAACGCAAAGGCCGTGGCGCCCGCGGCGGACCCGTCATAGAACGGCGCCTGGTTAAAGGGCTGCCACTGCGTGCCGGGCGTAGCACCGATGTCAAACCCGAAATTGAAGCTCGGGGTTTGCTGCACTTGCAGGTAGCGGCTGCGCCCCAGGATCCGGCCCCAGATGTCCAGGCCGAAACCGACAGCCGTGTTGATGTCCCAGACGTAGAACAGGAAGTCTTCGGTGAACTTCACCGGGTCGACCCACTGGTCGAACGACTCTAGCAGCCCCATCAGCGTGGGGCTGTGCTGGTACTGCCGCATTACGGTTTTGATGTAGTCCGTCATGCGACATCCACAGGTTCGACCAGGATGTCCAGCTCCGTAGTGACAGGAAGCTGATCGATACCCATCGTCAGCGCAGGCCCGGAGGTTGGGTTGGGTGCCAGGCCGATGTTGATCGAAATCGGCACGATGTCGCCCAGCGCTTGAATGGCCGGGAAATACTCGGCCGCAACGATCTGAGCGCCGATGCGCGCGCGCGACGTGACAATCGTCCCGTCCGTAGTCGTAAAACCATTGGTGAAGGCGTCGACCACCGCACGCTGCACGTCGGTGACGTAGGTGCTGGGCAGCGTGGACAGGTTGGCGACTTCCACACGAACGTAGATCGGCACCACGGCCGGGCGGACAAAGCGGATCAGGTACTGCGGGAAGGGCTCGGCGTAGTTGACCGTATCCTCGATGATCTGCGTGATCAGCGTTCCTTCGCCCGCAGCAGTTGGCAGCCCGCACCCGCAGTCGAGCTTGGAGCTGATCGCCTGGGCGACCGCTTGCTGGTCGCCACCCGCCACCGTAATGGCGATGCTGTGCGCGGGGATCGGGTAGCCGGTAGTCCCGTAGAGGATCGGCGCATCGCTGCCGTTGTTGTAGACGTACACATCCGACACGCCGGTGACGTTTGCTACGGCTGCGCGCACGGCAGCCGCTGTGCCGTTGCCGCCGATGGAGACCGATTCGGCGCGGCGGGTTTCGAACGTCTGTCGACTCTCCACATCCACGCCGGGCGCGCTGGGGGCGTCGTTGCTGACCGTCTCCCAACCAGCTCGCTGTTGGTATATGCGTAGGCCGTTAATGCCGACAGACGGGCCTGCACCCGCCGTCGATGCGCGAAACTCGACGGACGTAGTACCGGTCGGTCCGAAGGTAACCGCCGAGGTGGTCACCCATATCGTCCCATCGGCCGACGAGGCCTGGGCCCCGACAGGTAGGGTCGCACCCACAACACCTGTCACCACGGCCTGTACGGTTGCATACGTAGCCGGTTGTCGGGTCAGGAAGTAGATCCGCCCCAGCGCGTCTTGGAACCGGCCCGAGGACGTAGCGGGGTCAACGCCGTTGATGATCTGCAGCATCCCGGCATTCAGGACCGTCAACATGTAGGCCTGGCTCTGCGCCAGCTGACCTTGCGGTGTGGTCAACTCGGTATTGAGCGACTTCCCCGACAACGCAAACGCATCGACCCAGTCGCCGAAGACGCCGGTGAGCACTTCCGGTTCGGTCGGAACAGAAAGGCCTGCGGTGGAGAAAGTCGGAAGCGGTACGTTGGTCGTCATGGGCGTATGGTATCAGGGAGTGGGCACGGGCGGCAGCGGCGGGATCGGCACGCTGCACGATGGGAACTGTGCCATCTTGGCCTCGATAAGCGCCGGTAGCTCTGCCATCTGTGCCGTAATGGCAGCCAGCTGGACGGGAATAGTAAGTACGGGACGGACTTGAGGCGTCAGGTACAACGAGATGAAGTCGGTGATCCAAGTAACGATCTGCGCCGGGTTGGCGGTTGGCGGTTCTAGCAGCGCCAAAAGCGGCTGCAGCGCCGCCAGCTGCGCGGTCATGCTGGTCATCAGCTCAGAAACGGACGCAAAGGTCTCGGCCGTAACCTCCTGCAGCTGCTCGCAGCTCGAACACCCCTCAATGCTACGCTTGAGGCCTTCGAAGTAGTCCAGATTTACAGGTCCGGCCATGGGTCACCTCAGAACTTGTTGATCACGATGCCTTTGACGCAGGAGATAGTGTAACCGTCCCCGTCCTTAAAGCTACCCGTAAAGCCAGACCCTACGCTCACGTTGCCAGTCGTACGGACCTCCCCGTCAATACTGAACAGGGGGGACACCAATTCCGAACCGCCCGTCGGGGCGAACTTCAACCACTGCTGCGGGTCCTGATTCAGGAAGCCGCCCAGGTAGACGCCGTCCCCGGCGTCGTAGGCGCGGTTGGTTGGCGCAGGGCCTTCGTCCTGGGTGCGAACTACAGCCGTGATGTCGCGCTCGCAGAACACGGCCAAGCCGAGGTCGCCGGCCACCGGGTCGATGATCAATGCGGACTGGCCGCCTTGGACACGCATGAATGGCATGCGATACATGGGCGCCGAATCGATGACCACGTTGTTGGTCGTCTGCTGCTGGATCAGTGGCTGCACGTCCACGAACCCGACAGCGCCTGCGGCAGGGTAGACCTTCAAAACCTTGACCAAGGTGGCCGTGTGGATCTGCCGTATCAGGCGCTGGATGATCCACTCCTGCATGCGCCCTTCGTGAAACTGGGTCTCAAATGGGGCACCGATCTTCGGGGTATCAGCCACGAGCTACCCCCAAGCGCGCCTTGGCCTCTTCGACCGTCATCACGTCCACAAGGGCCCAGCCGTACCAAGCGCCGCCGGGCACTACCGCAGCCAGGGCGACCTGCATCACGGTCTGCTCGGACTCGGCCCGTACAACCTGGCTACGCATGAACGCGCCCGGGCGACTGTAGCGCACGACGTAATCGACGTAGGTGGGCACGGCCTCGGCCAGTTTGGCGTTACGTTTCGCTGCCACTGCCATCTCCCTTGGAACCGTAGGACTGTGCGGCGATCGCAGTCATCCACTGGCCGCCCGGCATGTTCGGTTCAATGTTGTGCTGCAACACGGCCGCCACCCACTTGGTACGATTGACGAAATCGAACATCGTCTGGATGTCCAGCGCCAAGCCGGGGCGGATGCGCGGGTTGAAGATCGTAGCCAACTGCACGCCGCTGGTCGAGTAGGTCGGGTAACCGATCATGCCGTTGGTCTTGTTGATCGGCACCGGGTCACTCCCCAGCGGACCGTTGACCGGCCGCACCAGGAAACGCTGCAGGTTGATGTACCAGGTCAGCTCCGGGAAGTAGTTCATCAGCGCCGCGGCTTGGTCCATCGGCGTGCCGATCAGGTGCGCGCGCTGGATGTCGAGCACCGGCACGCTGTCAGCAAACTCCACCACCAGACCCGTGGGTTCCAGGACCTGCTGCAATGCCGCCTGCAGGCCAACAGGTTCGTCCTGCGCGTAGGGCGCGGCCACCGTGTTCATGGCGATCATGGCCGAGTTGGCTTCGATCTCCAGGGCGACTTGCGGCGCGCCGCCGGCATTGATCGCTGACCACGTGATGACCCCAGCAAAGAACGGAACGAAGTTGGAACCGTCCCATACGTCGATTGTCAGCGTATCGGTGTTGGTCGGGCTAAGCACTTCCAACCACAGGCGCGCGATCTTGTTCATAGCGTCCAGCGGTACGCCGTAGATGGCTACCTTGGCGTTGCCGAACTGGTTGCCGCCCTGGCCCACTTGGATTGACATGCGGTGTTGTTCGAAAGCGTACGTGATTTCACGCTCGCCTTCGTTGGCGTTGGACGACGGACGCACCACCTTGACGGTGACGCGCGCCCGGCGCTCCTGCAACGGATTCATCGGATCACCGTGTTGTAGGACTGACTACCGCCCAAGCGTTGCAGGCCCCCGACCAACGCATTAGCGTCCGGGGTCTGGACGGTCATGTTCTGGATGTTGACGCTGGCGCCTGCCGTACCGCCGTACGTGTTGGCCAGGCGCTGCGCGTCGGCGCCGCGCCGGATGTCCTCGCGCACGTTGCCGTGGGCTTCGTACAGCTGCGAGAACGAACGACCCTTCTCAGCAGCAGTGCCTCCGGCCCGCAGGCTGCGCAGCAACAATTCGCGCTCGTATGGGTCGGTTAAGGCAAACTCGACCTGCTGGTCGATCGAACCCTGATCAGGCATCACGCCGTAGCGCTTCCTGAAGGCCTCCGATCGTGCACCGCGCCACTGCGCCAGACCGCGTGCGCCAGTACCGCCGCCGGCCGGGTTGAACGCTGCCGAATTCAGGCCAGACTCGCGCTGCCAGTTGGCGACTACGGCCGCAGCTTCGGCGACCGTCAGGTCATGCTGGGTGATCAACGTGTTCATCAGGCCTTGCGCATCGGCGCGCATCCCGGTCGCAGCACCTCCAGCGGCGGGCCGCGCGCGACCGCGCACGCCAACGCCGGCAAAGCCGGTGCGCCCTTCAGCCAAATCCATCGCCCGGCTCGCAGCGGCCGTGCGGCCCCACCAGTTGCTTAGGCGTTGCCCCAGGTTCTGCGCGACCGTCTGGCCCTGTGCGGTGCCCGTCCACTGCCGGATGCGCGACTGGGCGTCATCCACCAGACCCTGCGAGCCCCATGGGGCACGGATGCGGTTCAGCACCCAATACAATAGTTCGCCTAGCTGGGCGAAGCCGCGTGCTGTCTTGCGGATCTCGTTGTTGATCACCGAGATGACATCGCCCATGGTGCGCAGGGCCTGCGAGACTTGCGGCGCGTTCTTGTCCAGCGCGGCCCGGAAGCCATCCACGCCGCCGCCAGCAGCCTGAACATCATTGGTGAATTCAGCCAGCTTCGTCGCCCATTCGGCGAGCTTAACTGCGGCCGTTTCAATCGCAGGTTGGAGTGCCTCCAACAGCGTGCCCGCCACGGTGACGCTGGTCGCCTTGATCGACTCGAAGGCGTCGGCCAGCTTGTCCAGCGCTTTGCGGTTCTCTTCGGTGGCTTGGGCGAGCGACTGCGTAAAAGCGTCGTGTACGTCGCGTTCGGACTTGATCATCAGGATCAGGTCCGCTGACACGCCTTGCGCGGCCAGAGAGTCTTCAAACTGCTGGCGCTGTCCGGCCGGCGCGGCCCGGTAGCGGTTCTGGGCTTCGCCCAGAATGTCCTGCAGCGACCGCGACGTGTCGATGTTGACACCCATGCGGGCCAACGCCTGCAGGGTCGGCGCGTTGCCCGTCAGAACGCCCTGTCGCTGTTCCTTGGCCAGGGCGGCGATTGCCTCCGCGCCAGCGGACGCGTCCGCGCCCAAGCGCCGCGCCGTAGCGCTCCAAGCCTGCATCTGCTTGTTGGACAACGCAGTGCCAACGGCCTGGCGTCGCAGACCGGTTTCGAAGCTCAGGAAGCCGGACAACGTGCCGCCGATCGCAGCTCCGAGGCCGGTAACCACGCCTACGGCCGCAGCGACCTGCAGACCGAAGGAACGAACGCCGGCGGCTACGTCTTTCAGACGTCGCTGCTGGTCCTTGTTCGTGCGGTCAGTGACGCGCGCGCGATCCTGCTGCTTGCGGAACGTGCGGTCCGTGCTGCGCTCGACCTGCGCCTCGACTTTCTGGTATGGCTCGGCGTCCAGGCTAAGGGTTACGATCAGCTCGTCTACGACTTGCGCGGCCATGGCTTAGGCTCCTGCCAGGACGCTGCCCGCAGGCGCGCCCATCTTGGCCAGCGAAGCGACTTGCGCCGACGTCTCGTTGGGGTAGACCCGCCCGAGCTCGGCTGTCGGGCCGGATTCAGGTTCGACGGCCTTGTCACCCAGCAGCGAGGGAGTGGTGATCTGCGGAACTTCGGTGAGTTGCAGCTCTAGGTACAGCATGTTCGAGCCGCGATCCTGCCGGGTCTGGTAGGACAGGCGGGTAATCGTCAGGCTCTGGAAGATGCCCTGCGGCGTCACGACGTGGTACCGGGCGATGGGATCGGCCGCGACCTGTGAACGGATAGCCTCCAACCACGTCGCGCGCGACAGGTCCGGGCCTTCCTTGATCAGCACCATGTCGATGCCGTCGGGGCGCCGGACCTTGTTGGCGATCGTGTAGCCCAGCTCCTCGACCGGATAGTCCGAGGTCTGGAAATCCGAGAAGCGCGGCGTGATTTCCATCCAGCTGTCCGGAACGGTCAGCGGGACGAAGGTGTCCGCATTGACGATTGCGTAGATCGGGCGCGGCGGGTTGAACTTGGGCAGGTTCTTGCTGATCAGCGAGACGACATTCAAGACCGCGGCCGGCAGCAGCGAGGCTGTCGGCAGCTTGGTCGGAAGTTTCGGCAGCGATGGCAGCGAGAACGCCACAGGTTACAGGCCCGACATCACGTTTGTGCGGACAAACGCGCCGACGATCTCGCCCAAGGTCTTGAGTTCCCGAATGTCGTCGTTGAGCTTGCGGAAGACGCCCGGGTGCTTCGGGTCCGGCGCCACCTGCACGTAGTTGAGCATGTCCAGCAGCAGTTGGCGCACGGCCATAGCATCGCAGCCGGCTAGCAGGCGTAGTACCACGTCGATCTGGTCGACGCCCTCGGTCGGATCCATCAGGGCGCGCAGCTCGTCCACGCCGTCCAGGCGCACCGCGCCAAGCAGGCGCAGGATGAATGTCGTCATTTCGACCGGCGGGACTTCGGCGATCTTGAAGGTCATGCCGGCGTCGCGGCCGTGCTGCGCGGTCAGCGTGACGGATTTGTCGAGGTCGTTCACTTGTCGGCCTCCGCAGCACGCTCAAGTTCGAGCTGCGCAACTCGCTGACGTAGATCCGCAATGTCCTGCGACTGCTCGGCGAGCACGTGGCGTACGTTGCGCAGGTCGAGCGGCGGATGCTCTTGGAATTCGCTATCGATCATCGTGTGGGTTCCTAAGTTGTCTGCTGCAGCGCGCGCCATTCGCGCACCGCTTCCACGTTCAGCAACTCGACCAGGTTATAGACATCCTCGGTGCTGAGGACCGTCTCCAACTCGCGATAGCTGGCGCGGCCCGAGTGTAGCACGGTCGCCAGCGGCGGCGAGCAGAAGTTAACGGCCAGGTCTGAGCCTGGCCGTCGCACCTGTTCGGCGATCATTGTCACGGGAATTTCGACCTTGGGGCGCCCCACCAAGAAGCCGACGTGCAGGGCCAAGGCCGCTTGCTGCACGGTCAGCAGGTTCGACCAATGGCGCACAGACCGGGAGGCTTGGACGAAGGGTGCGATCAGCTCAAGGCCGGGGCCTGCCAGCTTGAGGACCGCGGGCATGTACTCCATGGCCAGGCTGACCACGCCACCGTCCAGCGGAGCCCCTACGGCGGCCAGAGCTGCGCGCGCTGCGCGGTCGGCGGCTAAGGCCGGCAGCTCGGTCAAGGTGAGCGGTTCGTCACCATCGGGGGCCGCTAGGTTTAGTGTGACGGTCTTCAGCATGTGGGGTGCCTGAAATAAAGATGGGCCGGGGCGCCCACAACGCCCCGGCCCATCGACCCACCAGGCGCAGACACACCGGGCGAGGCAAGACTGACAGGCCTGTTACGGCCTGTCAAGCGCTCACAGCTGGACGATGGCGCAGCCCATCGAATCGTAACGCGGGGAAACTCGGCACCGGTAGATGGAGCCGTTCGTGGCCGCCACGTTCAAGCTGACGGTGATCGTAGTACCAGATACAGAGGCGCTCCACACCGGGCCAGTCAGCACACCATCAGTAGCAGCGGCAGTGGGCGTGTCCTGCAGCATGAATACGGGCGCTGCAGACGCGGCCGCTACCGCAATGCGCAGGGAGCCTACGATCCCGTGTCGGCAAACTGAACCGGCGTCGTAAATCTGGATCGAGTAGTCAAAGGTCAAACCGCCGGCCGTGTTGTTCGTCGGCAGTGTCACAGTAAATACCTGGGTGGCGCTTCCGCCGGTCAAAGTCGTGTACAACGTGCTATTGCCAACGTCTCGGGCGACCAGGTTCTTGCTAGCCTGCTGAACCTGTAGCGCCGACAGATCTAGGCGAACGCCCGCCGCCGAGGCATCGTACCGCCACCGGGAGAGGTCCACTCCTCGACGCCGGAGCGTGACGCCCGCAGCAGTTCCGTGGTCTACGATCAGCGTGCGCGCGGCATTGGAAGTGGTGGTGCCTGAATATGCGTAGTTCAGCGTGCTTCCGCCCGGGTTGGTGTAAACCGGGCTGCTGGAATTCACCACCCCCCACTCCAAGGACTGGTTATCCGAGCCGTTCTGCATGAATACCGAATAGAACAGGGCGTTGGTGCGCGCGGTTTCAACCACTACCTTGGCGTTGTTTAGTGCCGAAGCACCGTAGCTGTACGACTCCACCCACATCGATCCGACAACGCCGGTGGCCGAATTCGCAGCGAAGGCCGAGAAGTTGCCCATCGGTATGGAACGGTCGCGCGCCTCAGCATAGATTGAGCCAATGCTGAAATTGGTGACATCATCCATCAGCACGCCAACCGCACAATATTCTGCTTGCAGGATGCCCGCGCTGAACGCCTTGATACGCCGCACCGATATACCACGAACTGCCCGAACCACCTTGTAGCTCCAGGTCTCGCCTGCCGTTTTAGTCGCAGTAAACGTCAGCGCCGAAAAATCGATGGAGGTCCAGTTCGGCGGTACGTGCCACAACTTGACGCCGTCCGCAGACCGCAGGACAAGGTAGCCGTAATCCGGGGTTTCGCTAGATGTCCACGTAATTACATCTGAGGTGCTGCCCGGTGCGACGGTGGCTGCAAATTCCTGGTTGTTGCTGGTCAGGTTTGTGCAAATCACGTTGCCCCAGAAGAATGCAGATTCTCCTGATGAGGCAGTGCCGGACTTGCCTGCGATGTCTACGCCCGCAGAGCGGAAGGCTTGCACGTAGACGCGATCATAATTACACCCCAGCGGGTGTTCATAGTTCGGGCCGAAGAAGATGCCCTTGTCTACGTCGGAGATGTAAACGTCATACAATGAGCAGCCGCCCCCTGACACATCTTGCAGTGTGCCGATACCGTACGTCCCGACTGCACCCGTTGAGTTGATGCGCAGGCCGGAGATGCGGTAGGCCTGGGATGGCTCCAGCACAAACCCCAGAAAGTCGGTCGTCGTGGTGATTACTGAATCGCGCGAACCCTGACCATCAATATGCAAGGGCACTGCAGGGTCCGTTACGATCGAGCGGTTAACCCGGTACGTGCGGCGCCCGAGATTCACCGGACGCCCGGTGTCGACAGCCGCCTGGATCGCGCACCAGTCGATCTGATCGGCCAGACTGGTCGCGCGGGGATATATTGCCTGTGCGGCTGCGAGCGTGGAGAAACGTTCCGACAAAGGGTGGAGAGCACCGTCACCGATAGCGCCGAAATCTTCTGCGTAAACGGATAGCCCGAGCCGCTGACCTACGCTGAGCGTAGCCGGGCCTGCGCTACGAAATCCGATTGCGTTTGCACCGTCACTAGATGCCAGGCCTTCAGCTGCTGCGGCCTGCTCGTCCCGTAGCTGCTTGGTGCGCGCGGTCAGCCCTGTAACGGCGCGGTTTAACGGACCACTCGGGCCACCGAGTAGGCGTTCGTTGGTGTTGATGCCATCGACATCGGCCCAACTGGCAGGCGGATCAATGTTGCTCATACCGTAACGACTCCGTATGCAAATTGGGTGCCGTCAGCGAAGTACGTGCCGTCAGCAAGAAGTGGGATTACTGGGGGACGAGGATTGGGTCCTACCGTGCCGGTAGTATCGACCGGGGCGCGTACCGCGTTCAACAGGACGTACCGGGTGCCGAAGTCAGACCATTCAGGATCGGACGTTCCACGTAGGTCGGCAAACACCAAGGACAGCTCGGGAAACCCCAGGTAGACGGCCCGGTCGGTGATCGGGACGCGATCCAGGCATAGCTGGCCGGCGCAGATCGGCACGCCGTTGCACACCACGTCAGCGTACAGTGCGCCCTGCATCGTGCGGAGCGTGATACCGACGTCCAGCTCGGATAGCACAACCGAGAACGCCTGATTCGGGGCGACCAGCAACGGGACGGTCTGCAGGCTCACACGACCACCTCGGCCGTATAGCCGGTCAGGTCCGACAGGAAGAGCGTGCCACCAACCGTGCGAGTTGGGCGGACCAGGTCGAGGTCCGCCAGCGCAGTTGCACACAGCGGGACCAGCAGGGCTTCGGACTGGTAGTCAGCGCGCAGCTGGATCACCGAAGGAGCCTGACCCAGGTAGCGCGGGTAGTCGATGCCCTGAGAAACGTCGAACCACACCTCGCCGCGCCAGGCGCGCAGGCGCGTAGCTACGTCCTGTGCCAGGCGCATGCCGGGCCCGGTCTGCGGACTGGCGCTTGTAGCGTCGCCGAACGTGCCGAGGTTGCCTTGGTCGTCTAGACCAAGATCCCATTCAGCCGTCAGGGCGAGCGTGTCGTTTGCCATGGCGCGAGTGTAGCGCACGTGCCGCAGAACTGCACACCGAGAGTAGCGTCACGCCTACGTCAACAGAACGTCACGGCGGTACGGATACAGAAGATGCGATCTCACCTTTGTCCCTATACGTAAAATCTAAAGAATATTATAAAGAATTAATATTGTTGAAGAATTTTGAATTCTCTTGTCTATCTTATTCCTTGATTCTGTACTCCGTACCCTCCGTACTTTTTTGAGGTAGTGCTTGACAGGGCTACCGGCGTAAATTACAGTCCTTTCACATTCACCGCAGACGACCGTATGACTACCCACGACAGCATCTACTCCCTCGCAGCACGCGCTGCTGCAGACTTCAACCACAAGCACGGCGGCCAGTACCTACAGATCGCTGAGCGGGCGCCTGAGCTGCTCTCCTTCGAAGAGATCCGCGCGCAGGCCGACATCGCCCCGGGGGAGTACATCGCCGGCGGTCTGTTCCAAGCCATCAAGGGCCGCACACCGACACGCAGCGAAGTGATCCGCGTCGGCCATATGCTCGGGCACCTCCGCATCGCCCGGCGCAAGAGCGGGCCGCACACGCTGTGGCTGCTGGACAAAGCCTTCGCTCAGCGCTCACACTGACCTTCCGCCATCCCACAGCAGACCCACATGGCCATCAAACTGACCCTGATCACCTCCAGCTCTTGTGAGCTGGCCAAGCAGTACACGTTGGAGAACGGAAAGCCCGTCGGCTCGGCCCTGGCGCACATGACCTCGGGCCACGCCCGAGTGATCGAGATCGCCAAGCTGGAAGACCTGCGCGACACCCTCGATCTGCTGACCCCGTGGCAGGCGATCACGGCCGGCGTGCCGATCGTCGGCGACACCGAGCTGACCACGCGCGCAGGCACTGAATTCACGCCCGACGCCGTGGCGCGCACCAACGAGCACTTCCGTTACCTGGATACGCCGGCCCTGTTTGTGATCGACGTGGACACCGATTCGAGCGTCTATCGCTCGGTGGACGAGGTCGTGGACGCCTTGGAAACCTGCTCTCCGTGGCTGACGCAGGTCGTACGCGTGGCTCGACCATCGGCCTCGTCCTTTGTCGGCGACCGCGGCCTGCGTGGCGTACACGTCTACGTGGCCGTGTCGCGCGGTTCGGACATACCGGAATTGGCCCAACGCCTGCAGATCGACCAGTGGGCCAACGGCCGCGGTCGTGTGGTCATCTCCAAATCGGGGGCGCTGCTGGTGCGCCAGCTGTCCGACGCGTCGATGTACCAGCCTTCCCGGCTGATGTTCGAAGCCCCGCCGGTGCTCGGCGATGGTGTTACGCGCGTGGTGCCCGACGATCAGGCGTGGCTGGTACGCACCGTCAACCCGATGGGCGCGCCGGCCAAGTACCGTCTTGACGACGGCGTGCTGGATGTCCGGCAGATGCCGCGCATCAAGGACATCGACATGAAGCGCTTCGACCTGGCCGTGCGACGTGCACGCACGGCCAAGAAGCCCGAGGCCAAGCGGATCGCCCTGGACTACCACAGGGCCAATCGCGAGGCCGCGGGCCTGGACGATGGCGATGTGCTGGGCGTGCAGGCCCTGCGCGCGATGGGGGACAAGGTACTGCCCCCGTCCTGGCCGGTCGTGTTCGAACGTGACGGCGAGCTGCTGCGCGGCACCGTGCGCGACGCGATGGGCGCCCTGGACGTGGTGATGGGCCGGCGCTGCGCCGATCCGTTTGACGCGACCCGCTACGACCTGACGGCCAGCGACCTGCGCGCCGGCGAGATGGTCACCATGCGCGGCAAGCCCGGGATCTGGTCGCACAAGATGGGCGAGTTCTTCGCCTTTGGTGACAGCGACACGCTAGAGCTGTCCCACCCCCTCGAACTTGCCGCCGAACGCCTGTGCGGCACGATCGAGGAATGGCCCGACCGCAACGACAAGAAGCGCAGCAGCGTGTCGAACCTGATGTTCGCGGTGGAGCTGCTGTGCCGCGAAGCCAAGATCACCCTCGCCTATGACGTCTGCGCCGACCAGGTGAACGCCAGCGACGATCCGCCGATCGGCATGTGGGTCAACGCGGTCACTCGCCTGGGCGCCTCCAGCGTCTCCGTAGGAACGTTGGAGACGGCCCTGGACACCGTAGCGCGGGCGCGACCCGTCGACCCGTGGAAGGACTCGATCCTGGCCCTGCCGCTGTGGGACAAAGTGCCGCGCGTCGACAAGTTCTTCACCGACACCTTCGCCGCGCCCAGTTCTGAGGCATTGATCGGTTCGGCACAGGCGTTCTTCGCCGGTATTGTGATGCGACAGCTGCACCCGGGCGCGCCCGCACCGGTGGTGCCGGTGCTTATCGGCGATCAGGGCGTGGACAAATCCCTCTTCCTGATCAAGCTGGCCGAGAAGATGGGCTGGCCGATGCCGACCCCGGTCGTGTTCTCGCACGACGAGCGCAAGATGGCGATGTCCGCCGCGCGCAGCCCGGTCGCCGAGCTGGCCGAGATGTCCGGTCTGGGCAAGCGCGAGGTCGAGGACGTCAAGCGCTGGACGACCGACACGCAGGACGTGTTCCGCACCCCGTACGGCCGGCGCGAGGAATCGCACCCGCGCCGGTTCGTGCTGCTCGGCACGGCCAACAAGCACGAACTGAACCGCGACGAGACCGGCAACCGTCGCTTCATGCCGGTCATGTGCGAGGAATCGGCACCGCTGGACTGGGCGGCTGAGCTGCCACAGATCCTGGCCGAGGCCAAGGCGCGTTTCTGCCAGACCTGGGACGACTATGTGAAGCTGATCCGGCGTGTGCCCGAGCTGGTCAAGCAGTTCAACGCCGAGGCCATGCGGCAGGGCATCGGCACGGTGAAATCGGACCTGGACGACCTGCTGCCCCCGATCCTGGCCACGCTGCTCAACGCCGACGAACGCAAACTGTCGGTGCGTTCGGCCGACATCCGCAAGGCGCTCGACGCCAGTCACAGCGGCCGGCGCTACGACGCCCGTGCGGTCTCGTCCTGGCTTAAGACCCGCAACTGGCAGGAACGCAAGAACGGCCAAGGTCTGCGCGAGTACCGGGCGCCCGAAGGCTGGGTGGCCGACCCGGACGCGCCGAACGTGGTGCCGATGACACCGTTTGCGGCCGTTGCGAAATAATTGTCGAAAGTGCTTGACAACTGTGTAACGGCGTAGGAGACTACGCATACACCCACTGAACGAGACCGCAGACATGATCAACTTCCGCATTTCCGACCTGAAAGACTTCGGCCGAGGCGCCTGCTCGCAGGAACGTCTTCACGGACCTGTGACCCAAGACTGTTACGACTTCCTGGAGTCGGCAAATCCTTCCATCTTTAACGGTATGGTCGAGGTTGGCGGCGAGATGATGGCCTCTTACACGCTGGACTTCGAACTGTGACCCTCTACTGGCTGATCCTCGCCAGCCTGCTGGCCGCCGTGGCGCTGAGCGTCCACGGCGCCGTAGCAGCCACCGCGTGCGGCTCGACCTGGTGGCTGCGCTTCCACACTCGCTTGGCCCTCGGCGCTTCGGTCGCGGCCGTGCTGTTTGCCATGATCGGCGCGCCGATCGCCCTGACACTCTGACCCACAAGGAACCCACACGATGGACAAGAAGTTCAACTACTACCCGTTCGACTCGAAAGAACCTTCTCTGTACAACCCGTTCACTACCGCCGAGGCGCTCCGTACTTGCGAGCAGATGAGCGAATGGCGTGCAGTCGACGCGCTTGGCGTCGGCCAGACAATTGCGGGCACCTTCGGCCGCTGGGAGCGCATCGCATGAACGCCCAGACCCAAGAACCGCTGATGACGGTCGCCGACGCGGTCGCCGCGCTGCGCCAGCAGCGCCCGGACCTGCCGGACCTGGACATGCGCGTCCTGCAGCAGCTCGGCAAGGACTGCGTGCTGTACTCACGCATCAAGGGCCTGCCGATCCAGGACGTGCCGGTCTACGGTAAGCGCTGGCCGACCGAGAAGGCCTATACCTTCGCCGCGCTGCGTGAGGCGTTCCGCCTGCACCCGGCGACCCGTGATTTCGTTCCGCAGGAGGTGCAATCGTGATTATCTATAGCTCCACGACTCTTGCGGAGCTGCTGGATCGACTGGACGAAGTGCATCCGGAGCTCGGCGCTGCGATTCGTGAGCGGGCGGAAGGATTCGAAGACGACTCCAAGGCATACGAAGCGCTATGCGACGCTGGCGTGTCAATGCCAGTGGAAGTCGAGCAGCTGCGCGAAGAGATTGAAGATTTGGAGCGCGAACGCGACGACCTGCAGGAGAGACTGAAGGACCTGACGACCGAGCGCGATGAATTGACCAACTTGCTACGGGAATCGGACCGATGGAAACCCTCCGCAACGTAGTCCTTGCAATGCTGGCCGTGATCGCCGTGCTGATCCTCAGCACGCAGCTGGTGCGCGCCCAGTCCCTGGAGATCCGCTCGCTGCTGGCCGACCGTGGCTGGCACGGCGTAGGTGGCGACGTGCAGGTCCACCAGCCGACGCTGGAGTTCAGCCCGCCGTGGGTGGGCGTGTGGGAGCGCAGCGCGCGCAGCGGCCGCTACGGCGACTGGATGTACGTCAAGGTGCTGATCAACTGCCAGCAATGGTCGCAGGTCGCCTTTGCGACCCTGGATGACGACCTGAACTTCGTGCTGATATCCGACCTGACCGGCAGCGATCCGACGCAGCACTGGCCCGAACCCGGCACCGAGCCGCACCGCACGATGACTGCGGTGTGCGCCCTGTACGGCTACACCCGGCAGCGGCAAGCCTGGAAGCCGGCACCGGCCGGTGACTTCGTTGAGCGTTGACAGACCGTAACGCTACCGTTATTGTAGTACCTCACACCCACAACGAGATGCAGACATGGAATACGAAACCACTCCCCGCCCGATCCGCACCCACGAAGAACTGGCCGACGCTCGCGCCAAAGGTGCGCGTATCGAGTTCACGGCATGCGGCCCTGGACTGGACCGGCCGGACGATGACCGGCCCGACACCTACGAAGATACCGACGAGGTCGCGCATGGTTGGATCTGCCCATGGCATGACGTCGTGGTGAATGTCGGACCAAACGCTGAACCTGGGCGACTCGTGCGCGCCTTCTACCCGGTGCAGTCGTGAACTGGCAACCCGTCACCCACAGCGACCACTCCGACGTGCCGGCGCAGAACGCACCGCTGCCGTTCGAGCTTGACGAAGCGGACCGCGCCCAGGCAATCGCGGCTCGCTACTACATCCAGCAGCACGTCCGGCACCTCAATGCGCTGGACGCCCACAAGGAGCAGACACGATGAACCACACTCCCGGACCTTGGCGTTACAGCAATGCGCCGCAACCGAACGGCTGCCCGATCATCGGTGCGGGCCCGCTGATGGTTGCGATGCTCGCTCACACCGTGAACGACCCTACGCAGCGCGAGACCGCTCACGCAAACGCCCGCCTGATCGCCGCAGCGCCCAAACTCCTCGCCGCCTGGACGATGGGCGCGGAACTGGATGTTCCAGCCTTCCTTGAGTGGGTAGCGGACCGCATGGAGTTCGTCCATGGTGAAAATCCGCTGTACGACTACATGCACCACCTGCGTGCTATCGCCCAAGCAGGCCGCGCCGCTATCAACAAGGCCACCAGCGAATGAAACCCTCCATCCTCTCCCCGACCAAACGCTGCAGCCGCTGCCAGCGGGAGCTTGACCGAACGCTGTTCCAGCCACGTCTCGACCGTAAGCCGGGGTCGCTCAGCTCACGCTGCAACCCCTGTCGGCTGGAAGTGGCCAATGCGCGCAATGCAGCGCGCCGCGCGCTGTGGCACGCACAAACCTGTTGACAAGCCGTAACGCCCGCGTTACGCTACACCCACACCACAACGAGGCACCCACAATGCTGACTTTCGGAATCACCCTGCTGATCGTCCCGACCGCCTGGTCGGTCTTCATCCTGGCTGCGGCCATCATCGAGAGCCATGAACGTCGCGGCACTGGCGGTGCAGCATGATCGCCGCTGCCCGCAAGCCGCAGGCCATCCCGCTACTGCCCGTACGCGCCGCGTGGCGACGTGCCGGCCTGTTTGCGGCCAAACTGCTCGCCGCTGCCGGCCTGTCCTGGCTGCTCGTGACGACCCTTCTGGAAGTAGCCGCGATCGCGGCGAGGATGCAGTGATGATGACCCGACGAATCCTCGACACGGTGATCACCGTTACCACGATCGGCGGTTTGGCCATCTACGCCGACGTCTGGGTGGCTGGCATCGCGCTGGCGTTCGGCGCTTGGAACTACTGGGATGGGCTGACGAGGAGATACCTGTGAAGTGGCCCAACCGTCTCGCCGCGCCTGTCTACGCCCAGGACACCACGGCCGCGTGCTGGTGGCAGTCGCGCCACGGGCTGCGGAGGGCGCCGCAACTGACCGACCTGCGCGAACTGGCGCGGGCTATCTGGAGGAACGCATGCCCATCCTGACCAACATCAAGGCCATCATCGCCGGCGCGATCCTGCTGGTCGTGCTGATCATCGCCGGCCTGATCTACTGGCGTGGCAGCAGCAACGCCAGCACGAAGAACGACCTACGCGTCGCCCGCGAGACCATCAAGGTCGAGCGCCAGGCGCTGAAAATCACCAACCAGATCGACATGCGCGTCAATGCCGAGGGCATCCAGACCGCGACCAAGGCCCAGGAGGCAACCCGTGAGATCGAACGAATCCGACAGACAGCTGTCCGCCCTGCTCCCGAACTGGCTGGCCACGACGTTGGGCAGTCTGGGGTGGCTGGCACTGCTGGCTGCGACAGTGCTTGCGCTCGCGTCATGCAGCTCGCTCGGGAAGCCCGAGCTGCAGCGATCGAATCAAGCGCCAAGCTGCAACCAGCGCGCGCCGGCGCTCGATAGCGGCGACCCGCCCGAGTCGACCGACTGGATGGTCTGGGCGCAGTGGGGAGTCGCTGCGCAGTGGGCGATCGTGGACCGTGACAACAAGCGGGCAGCCACTGCGGACTGCCTGGACGAACTAGCGAGGATCAAGCCGTGACGATGGACAGAGCAGTATGGGCAAGCAGCGCCACCGACCTGTGGGCTACTCCGCAGGACTTCTTCGACAAGCTGCATGCTGAGTTCGCCTTTGAAGTCGATGTGTGCGCATCCCCCGAAAACGCCAAGTGTGAGCGCTACTTCACGAAAGAGGACGACGGGCTGGCACAGGACTGGTTCGGGTCGTGTTGGATGAATCCGCCCTACGGCCGTGAGATCGGCAAGTGGATGAAGAAAGCCAAGGAGGCTGTAGAGTGGGGTGCTACAACGGTCGTGTGTCTGGTTCCGGCACGCACTGACACCGCATGGTGGCACGACTATGCGATGGCCGGCGAGATTCGCTTCATTCGCGGTCGACTGAAGTTCGGCGGCCACAAGAACTCGGCGCCGTTCCCTTGCGCCGTCGTCATCTTCCGCGCTAAGTAAAGAAGAACCCAACGCCCGAGGCTTGCACCCTCGGGCGTTGTCGTGTAACGTAAGTGTTACGTAATCCCACAAGGCAGACACCCACGATATGGCCCGCAAAACACTGCGCTGGTATCAGCGCGAGGCGGTTGACGCCGTCATTTCGGCCCTACAGGCCGCACGCAACACCCACCCCATCGCAGCGATCGTTACCGGCGGTGGCAAGTCGCTGGTTGCCGCTGCACTGACCGAAGAACTGATCGCACGGCAGCCGGCTGCACGTGTCCTGGTCCTGGCCCCGTCTCAGGAACTGGTGTCGCAGAACACCGAGGAAGCCCGGCAGTACCTGACCGCGACCTTGGTGTCGGGCATCGGCATCTACTGCTCCTCGCTGGGCCGCAAGGACCGCCAGCGCAAGATCACATTTGGTACGCCGCAGTCCGTATGGCGCCAGGTCCGCAGGTTCGGTCCGATCGACTACTGCATCGTGGACGAGGCGCACGGCTTCGACTTGTCGCTCAAGTCGGTGCGCAAGCTGGTCGAAGGCATGCGCGAGATCAACCCGCACGTGCGTTTCATCGCGCTGACCGCGACGCCGTTCCGCATGAAGGGCGTGAAGGTCGTGCCGCTGTCGCAGTGCGGCCTGTTCACGGCCAAGGTCTACGACCTGACGACCGGGCGCAACTTCAACCGCCTGGTACGTGAGGGCTACATCTCGCCGATCGTCGCCCCGACGATCCGGTTCCCACAGATCGACCTGGACGGGGTGAAGACCTCGGGCGAGGACTTTGACGAAGCCCAGCTGGCAGCGGCCGCCATGAAGATCACCGACGAGGTGGTGGCCGTCGGCCTGGACAACCTGGAGCAACGCCAGCACGTGATGTGGTTCGGCGTGAACGTGGCGCACGCCAAGATGATCCGGGACTGCCTGGAGAAGCGCGGCGAGTCGGTCACGTTGATCTACGGCGATCTGGACAAGGGCGAGCGGCTGGAAGGCGTGCGCGAGTTCTTGGCCAAGGAGACCCGGCACATTGTGTCGGTGGCCACGCTCACCACCGGTTTCAACGCGCCGCACGTCGATGCGTTGGTGATCGTGCGCGCGACGCGCTCGCAGATCCTGTTTCGCCAGATCGTCGGCCGCGGCTTCCGGCCGTACCCCGGCAAGGAAGACTGCTTGGTGTTGGATGCCGGTGGCAACTTCGCGCGCCTCGGGGCGATCAACGCCGACCTCGAACAGGGTGATAGCCGCGCCGGCTTGTGGGAGTGCAGCGCCCAGCAGATGGAAGCGCCAGGCAACGCCCCGCAGCGCGAGCGCAGCGGCATCCGCTTCCCGGCCCCAAGCCCGGAGATCGCCGAGCGCGACCTGCGGGTCGTGCTGAACTTGGAGGGTTTCCAGCCCGACGCGCCGGGGTGCGGCTACCTCAATGACCCTGAGCACATGACCTGCCGTAACTGCGGCCGGGCGCGCCAGGGTTTCATCACGCAGTCGCGCAAGCCGGATCCGAAAGATCCGACCAGCGGTATCGGCGACAGCTACGACATGCACGACGAGGACAGCATCGTCCTGCGCGACGACCTGTGCGTGGAGACCAAGTCGTTCTCGGTCCTACACACCGAGTGCCGGGCCCACGGTGACAGCGTGCTGATCTACGACTTCCACACCGATGGCGGCGGCACGCGTACGTTGCGCCTGGACTTCGACCGCAAGACCGCCGAAAACCGGTTCTTCGCCCAAGCGCGCAAGTATTTCGAGGTGGCCACCGGCCGCAAGCTGCCCAACGAGCCGCACCGTGTCCTGCTACAGCGCGATGCCATCCCGCACCCGGTCGAGCTGACGCTGACCAAGGCCGAGGACGGCATCGTGTGGCTGACGCAGCTGCAATTCATCCGTGATGGCCAGCTCGAAACCTTTAGGTACGACCCCAAGTATTAAAAGCTTGACAACTGTGTAACGGCGTAGGAGACTACGCCTACACCCACTGAATGAGACCGCAGACCATGAAGACCTTCCGCACTTCCGACCTGACAGACCTTGGCCACGGCACCTGCTCGCAGGAACGTATGCAGGGCTGCTCGCCCGAGGGCCTTACGGGCGCTAAACCCTTTGTGGCGCAGTCCGAACCGCCGAGCTACTACGAGCTGCGCGAAGAGCGTGACGAACTGGCAGTTGAAAACGCCCAGATGGCGCGCCAGCTGGAACGCCTGGAAGACAAACTCAAGACCTACAGCACCTGTGCGGGACGTCTTCAAGCGGAATTGATGACCTTGCGCGATGCGACGCTCAGTTTCTGCCAGCTCTATGACGAATGCCCCGATCGCACGAAGCTGGGCGGTGAGGTGGAGGATCTGACTGTAAAGTGCCTTGGCGCAAATGCGGTCCTCGCGGCCTATGGTGAAGATCCGTATTGAGGCTCGGGCGATGACGATTCAGCTACACAACGGTGACTGCCTGGAAGTCATGCAGTCGATCCCTGACCAGTCGGTCGATATGATCCTGTGCGACTTGCCGTACGGTACGACTCGCAACAAGTGGGATTCTGTCATTCCGTTTGATGAGCTGTGGTCGGCTTATCGGCGAATATGCCGGGGCGCGATCGTGCTGACTGCAGCGCAGCCGTTTACCAGTGCCTTGGTGATGAGTAACCCTTCCGGCTTCAAGCAAGCGTTGGTGTGGCACAAAAATATCGCTAGCAATTTCCTGAATGCCAATCGCCAGCACTTGTCGAGACACGAAGACGTACTGCTGTTCGCGCACGCAAAGCACACCTTCAACAAGCAGCTGACGCCAGGAAAGCCCTACACCGCGAAACGCTATGGTCACGACGATGCCGGCGACAACTACGGCGCCGTAGCACGTACTACAACCGTTAATACAGGCGGCAGGAACCCAACCACTGTTCTGCAGGTTGATCGTGAAGTGGGCCTTCAACCCACCCAGAAGCCAGTTGCGCTCATGGAATATCTGATCCGCACGTACACCAACGAAGGCGACGTCGTCATGGACAACTGCATGGGGTCGGGCACGACCGGCGTAGCGTGCATCAACACAGGCCGTGGGTTCATCGGCATCGAGCGCGACCCTGACTACTTCAAGATCGCAGAGAACCGGATTGTCACGGCCTTTGACGATTGGACGCAGCGAGCGTAACATTCCCGTTACAACCCACCGGAAGCCCACAGACCCATGAGCCCCAACCGAGATGGCTTGTTCCTCGACTTCGAGGCGGCCAGCAAGACCGACCTGAAGGCGCACGGACTGGCCCGTTACCTGGCCTGCCCGACGACCAAACCGTACTGCTTTACCTTCGCGCTGCCCGGCATGCGCCAAGCCGATCTGTGGGAACTGGGCCAGCCAGTCCCGCGACAGATCGTGTCGCACATCCAGGCCGGCAAGCCGTTCCGCGCCCACAATGCCGGCTTCGACGCACTGATGTGGAATCAGGTGCTGCCGCGCTGGGTGCCGGGCCTGCCGCAGCTGAACCTGCAGGGTCAGGTGCAGTGCAGCGCTGCACGCGCCCGCTACAACGGATTGCCCGGCTCGCTTGAGCGCGCAGCGCTCGCGTTGGGCCTGCCGGTCCAGAAGGACATGGAAGGCTCGGCGGCCATGAAGGAGCTGATGACGCACCCGGAGTGGACGCCGGCCACGCAGCCGGAGCTGTTCGCTCGCGTCTACAAGTACGCCTTGGACGACACCAACGTCATGATCGCCCTGTGGGACGCTACGCAGCCTATGCCGCCCCAGGAGCAGCTGTATTGGCAACTCGACCTTGAGGTAAACATGCGCGGCTTTGGCGTCGATCTGGAGGCCGCACGCGGCATGTCCGAGATGTTCGACCTGGCCCACGCCATGATCGACTTCGAACTGGCCTCGGCCACCGAAGGCAAGCTGCTGACGGCCAGCGTGGTGCAGCAGATCAAGCGCTATGCCGCCGAGTTGGGCGAGGTGATGGACGACTCCGGCCGCGAGACCGTCAAGGCTCTACTCGAGCGCCCGGACCTGCCGCCGGCACTGCGCGACGTGCTGGCCCTGCGGTTGGACGCCAGCCGGGCGCCGAAGAAGCACGGCGCGATCCTGCGCGCCGAGGTCGATGCTCGCATGTGCCACAGCACGGTCTACCACGGCGCGCTGTCCGGGCGCTCTACGGCCATGGGCTGCGGTGACGTGCAGCTGCTGAACGTGGCCAGGCCGCGCCCAGGGCGCAAGTGGAAGGACACGATCCAGTATCTGGAGGCCGCGCGCCGACGCGACTTCGACTTCCTGTCGCACCCGGACGTCGGCCCGCCGCTCGCCGCGCTCGCCGACGCCCAGCGCCACC